ACCCACGGTAACGCTTGCAAAAGGCCCCTGAGGTGGGACATGGGGCACAAGGACCAGACCTCGATGCAGAAACGCACCCCTGAAGTGATCGCGATGCAGCGGGCCCAGGCGCGCGCCTGGCGCCAGGCCCGGCGGGTGCCGGTGGACGCGAGCATTATGGGCGAAGTGATCGAGGCGACGCGCGTCAGGCGCGTGCCGGAGACGGGGGACCTGGACCCGAAGCAGTCGCCACTTGACCGGGTGAATCACCGGGGGGATGTGTGGTACGTGAATGAGGCCGGACGCATCGTCTACAGCAGGTGGGACTCGTGAGCGAAGAACCACGGTCTTTTGCGATCGGCAGACGCTGGGCGCAGTGTTATGAGCGAGGGCTTAATTGCGCGTTCGCCGCACAAGCTTCACTGGCTGATATGGAATCCCTTCTCACACAGGTCGAAAAGACGCTGGACGAGAAAGATGAATTTTTAGCCTCTATTACGCCCATTGAGCGCTGCTCAAAATGTGGCAACCAGACGTTTCTGATCGCGCAAAATAAAGCGTTTTGTTGCTACTGCTATACGCGCATCGAGATCGATGTTGAAATACAGCGACCAGGATAAAGCAAACGCCCTGGCGACGCTGGATGCCAACGGGGGGAACCTGGTGCTGACCGCAGCCCAGCTGGGGATCCCGCGCTCCACCATCAAGTCCTGGCGCGGTGGCATCGGCGTGCACGAATCGGTGGCGAGGTCTCGCCATGAGAAAAGAAACGTGCTGCGGCAGCTGTACCAGGCAGAAGCGGAGGCCGCGCTCAAACTGGCGGCGACCAAGCGTAAAGAGGCAACGTACCAGCAATTGATGACCGCTGCCGCGATCAGTACCGACAAACTGGCCGCGCTCGATGCGGCGGATGCGGTGAATCCGGCGGACCTCTTTGACCGGATGGAAGCGATCGCCAGAGTGCTGGCCGAGCGCATACAGGACGTGGACCTTCTTGCTACCATCGCCCAGGACCTCGACGAAATCGAGAAACAATACGCCGCCCCTCTCAGTGGTGGCCCAGCGCCTCCGGGAAGCGTCCCTCAGATCGGCGCAGCTGATCCCGCCGGAGCGCCAGGTGCGACTCCCGCACCTGAAGATCCAAACGAAGGACCAGCGGCTCATCCCGCTTGAGCCAAACACGGTCCAGGCCCGCTACCTCACGCAGCTCGGGCACACGCTGCGGCATAAACGCGAAATCATCTTAAAGGCGCGCCAGTTCGGGTTCTCCACTCTGCTGATTGCGCTGATGTTCCAGGACACGGTAAATACCCCAAACACCGTTTCCGTAATCATCGCCCACGACCAGGAAGCGACCGAGAATTTGTTCCAGATGGTGTCCCGCTTTTGGGAAAACCTGCCGGATGGGATCCGTCCGCCGACGCGCTACGCAAACCGGCGCGAGCTCTACTTCCCGGATCGCAACTCCCGGATCCTGGTGATGACGGCGGGGAAGAAGCGGGCAGGCCGCTCCTACACCATCAATAACCTGCACTGCTCGGAAGCGGCGTTCTGGGAGCACTCGGAAACCATCACCGGTCTTTTCCAGGCGGTGCCCGCCTCCGGCTTCATCGCGGTGGAGTCCACGGCAAACGGCACCGGTGGCCAGGGGAAGATCTACCACGACCTGTATGAAACCGCCAAGTCCGGCACGAATGGTTACACCGCCCGGTTTTACGCCTGGTGGGAACACGACGAGTACGAAGCAGATCCGCCAGCTGGTTTTCGACGAACAGACGAGGAGGTGGGTCTGGCGATCCGTTTGGATCTCGACCACCGCTTCGGCAGGGATACAGCCGATAGAAAGCTTTACTGGCGGCGACTGAAGAAGGCGGAGCCGGGTATGGGCGCGATGTTTGCGCAGGAATACCCCTCAGATGACGAGGAAGCCTTCCTCGCGGTTACCGATGCGTTCTTCACGGACTTTGATCCGGCTCGCCACGGGGTGTTCGAGGATGAGGTCCGGATCGAAAAATACTGGCAGTACTCCGGCTCGTACGACTGGGGCTACGGGTCTCCGGCCTCGTTTGGGCTCCGGGTGGTGGACGATCGCGGCCGGGTGATCGATATCGACGAGCGGTACCAGATCCGGGCGACCGATCCCGAGCAAGCCGCCGAAGTGGTCGCCTGCATCAAGAGCTGGGGGCTGCGGCTCGACCAGGTGCCGATCTACGCAGACCCCTCCATGTGGGCCAAAAAGACGGACCACATGGGGAGACTGATCGCCAATGTGGATGCTTTTCTGGCTGCTGGGCTACGCATGGTCCCTGCATCAAATGACCGAAAAGGCGGCTGGGCGAACTGCCGGCGATACCTGCATGACCTGGACGAGGAAAAGGACCAGTCCGGCCAGGTGGTGAAGCGCACCCCGTTCTGGCGCTACCTCAAGGGGCGACGCCCGAATCTGGTGCGCACCATCACGCAAATGGTCCACGACGAAAACGACCGCGAGGATCTGGACACCGACAAGGAAGACCACGCGGTCGATGAATGGCGCTACGGCCTGGCCGCCCGTCCCCGGCCCTCGGACAAAAAGAGTCCGGAGGAAAAGAAGCGGGAAGCCGATATCGCCAAAGAATTCGGGCAAAACCGCCCGAAGCGGAAACTCTAATTCAAACCCCCACTTCGGTCGCCGTGCTCGGCGATCACGACAGGAGCGATTCAGTATGTACGACAGGAAATCGGGAACCAGTTTAGATGCCGCGCGCGGCTATGGGACCGAAGCTGCAATGCAGGTACCGGAAGAAGTCACTATCGGCCATATCCTCAAGGAACAGGCGGATCTGCTTGATCGGGTGTCTATGCAGCTTGCCAGCCTTCACGAGCGGATCGGTCCGGTGCTTAAACCCGACCAGATGGCACCGGACCAGGCGTACTCCAAGCAGCCAGCGCCTGTCCATAGCGGTTTCTACGAACTGGTCGAGCGCCACAATATGCAGCTTCGGGTGATCAGCGCCGGTATCAATAACCTGCATGATCGGGTCGATCGGTGAAAACCGGCGTTCAGGCCCTGCCTGGCATTGATGTCCGGGTCTACTCGGTGCAATTTTCCCTGGGGCGTTTGGTGGCCGCTGCTCACCCCAAGCGGGCCCAGGAGGGCCGGGAGCAAGGCACGATCTCGCTTACCATTGCGGTTGAGACAGACCTGGCACCGGGCGAGATCTCCGTCTATCTGCCGTGGGTGGACGGGGCACAGGGCCAGAATGTGCAGTACATCCGGATGGCTGCGGTGGGCGGCGCGAAGGCGATCCGGGAGTGGTTCGTGCGCTCCCAGAGCTTCACGGATCCGGACGATCTGGGCGGCGAAGATCCCGGCGCTCCCACTCCTGAACCAGCAGCCGAAGTGTTGAGTAGCGAACCAGCGGCATTGACGCCACATTGACCTGCCCTTCGTAATACGCCCGGCCGTAAAACAGCGGGATCTCTTTGTCCGGCACATCGGTGTTTGGCAGTCCCGCCTCCGTTAAGGCGTCCCGCATGGCCTCTATGTCACTTTTGCTAAACGCGCTGATCAGTGTGCTTTTGTCGGTGCTCATAACCATCACTTTTCTCGTTTGGCGGGAAATCAACCTGCTCCGGCGGGGGATCCACGTCTCAGACGAGTCCTGGCTTGCTAAGTTTAAGAAACGGAAACGGAAACTGTAATGTCCCTGATTACTAAGATTTTCGGTGTGGACCCACTCATTCAAGATGCCAAAGAGCACGATTGGGTGGCGGCAGAAGACGAGCTGGCCAATTTGCTGACCCGGTACGCCGATGCGTCGGTCGCCTCTGAATTTAAGGCCTTGCTCCCGATTCTGGACCCGATTCTGACGGCGCTTGCCCAGAAGAAGCTCACTGCCTCCGAGATGGAGCAGATCGTGGTAGGTGCTCTTGCCGCGCTGCCTGAAGTCGCGCCGTCCCTGGCGCCTAACGCCACCACGTAGTGTTCAAGGTCTTTGGCTCCGGCTCCCAGCCCGCAAACGCCCCGCTGAACTCGAACGCCGGGACGCCGGAGCAGCTGGTCACGCCCTACTCGACGAGGCCGCCCGACAGTGCGCCCCAGCCACGTCGCCAGCAGTCCGCGGACGCTCGCCAAACGGTGGAGGAGATCCGAAAGGAATGGCGCCGGGCTGCGGACGCGCGCCGGCTCATGGAGCGGGAATGGGTGCTCTCGATCGCGATGGTCGAGGGGCGCCAGTGGCTCGCCTGGGACGACGCGGCCAACAAGATCATCTCGCTGATTGACGAGTCCGACCCGGACCGGTACATCACCGAAAACCTCTTGCGGCCACTCATGACCAAGTGGATCGCGCTGCTCACGATGACCAAGCCCGACGCCTCCGTCGCGCCGGACACCACGTCCCCGATTGACCGGGCGGCGGCGGCCGAGGGGCGTGCGATCCTCGGGAATCTGGCCCGACGACTGAATCAGCAGCAGCAAAACATCGAGATCGCGTACTGGCTCTACACGACCGGCGTTTGCTACCAGTACTCCTGGTGGGACGCGAACGCGATGGCGGACATCCCCAAGATCGGTTCGGATGGGAGCCTCCAGGGCAAGCAGCGCGCCCGCGTCGGAGATCACTGCGTGGAGGTCAAGTCTCCGTTTGAGATCTTCCTCGATCCGGCTGCGCGGCGCTTCAAGGACTGCCGCTATGTCGTGGACATGACCGTGCGCCCACTGGTCTGGTTTGAGGAGCAGTTCGGGAAAGCGGGGCAGTTCGTCCAGGCGGAATCCGCGATTCCGTACCTTGGGTACCTCGGGTACCTGCAGGGCTACGGCGGGATCTCCCAGCTCCCCGGTTACGGCGCCAACTTCTCCGCGCTCATTGCCGGGAAAGACGTCGCCCAGGCCCCGTGCATCAACTACTACGAGCCGCCTGGCCCCAAGTACCAGAACGGCCGCTGGATCGTGATTGGTGGGGACCGTCTGCTTTACGACGGTGAGTGGCTGCCCGAATGGCTCGAGGACTCGCCGCGCCGCCCGTTCCCGATGTTCACCCGCTACACGCTCGAGGAGTGCGCCGGACACCCGTATTCGCGGGGGTTGGTGCCGGATCTGGCGCCGCTCCAGGTCGAGTACAACCGTTTGGCGTCTCGCGTGATCGAGCGGATCGAGGAAGACAAGCTCACGGTCATTATCGACAAGGGCGCCGGCGTTCGGGTGGACGCGTACGTCGATGACATCGAGGAAGGGCGACACGTCCGCAAGATCCTCTATAACCCTGGCTCCACGCCGCCCACGATGGAGGGCGCACCACCGGTCACCGCAGACGTCTGGCGCCTCAAGCAGGAACTCTGGGCGAACATGCAGCACATGGCCGGGATCCACGACCCGAACCTGGGCCAAACGGAAGGCGGCGTCACGGCGGGTATCGCGATTGAGATGCTGCAGCAGTCGGACCGCACCCAGCTGGCGATCGCGCTAAATGCGATGGAGTCCGGGCTCGAGGACACCGCGAACATCGCGATCCTCTCGTACCGGTTCAACGCGCAGCCGTACCTGCAGCGCCTGGTGGGGCTCGATGACACCGGGAACCCCGACCAGGCCCGAAACAATGTGCAGGCGTTTACCGCTTTGTCCCAGGGCGGCGCCGCTTCCTGCATCGTGACCGCCGGATCGGCCACTCCCAAAACGCCCGCCGGCCGCAACCAGGAAATCCTGACGTACCTCCAGATGGGCCTTTTCGGCCCGGTCGGATCCCCGGATGCGGCGGCGATCGCCGTCCAGCTTATGAGCCTGTCACGCTCCGACCTGGTGCTTGACATGCTCCAGCAGCAGATCGCCCAGCGTCAGCAGATGGCCCAGCAGGCCGCGCAGCAGCAATCCCAGCAACTGGCCCAGCAGGCCCAGCACCAGCAGGACCTGGAAAACTTACGAAACCAGGGCAAGCTGCAAACCGAGGTGGTCCGCCAGGCCGGATCGATGCAGCGCGAACAGGCGGCGGTGGGCGGGAAGATCCTGCTGGCCGAGCAGCAGCACGGCCAGATCGGCGCGCAGGCGGCCCAGGGACACGCCCAGGCCCAGGACCAGGAATCGCTGCGGCTCATGGGCCAGATGCTGCTCGCGGAGCTTGGGCACCGGTCCCAAATGGAGATGCAGCAGCAAAAGCTTCAGTCCCAGCCCTCGCAAAGCTACGACAACGTGAACCAGGACTAAACTATGCCAAACCAACCAACGTTTACGGTCGCCTTGGACGATCCGGTCTCCCCCACGCAGCTGACCGCAACATTTATTCGGCCTGTCGCACCGGGTCCGCAGCCTGTCCCTCATATCGTCGATGTCACTGACAGCGCTGACGGGTATATGGGTTCTAAAACCGTGGTCGTACCTGCCGCCGCCCCGCTCGCCCCGGCTGCTCCTACTGGCCTGAAGGCAAGCAGCACCTGGGACGCTACAACGGGCAAACCCGCCAATACCCTGACCTGGAGCACGTCCGTGGGTGCAACCAGCTATGATGTCCTGCGCAATGGATCCGTTATCCAGACGGGTATCACTACGCCAAGCTACGTGGATGAGGGAGCAACACCTGGCGGCACGGTCGCCTATACGGTTATTGCTCGGGGGCCAGGGGGACCCTCTCCTGCATCGTCTCCGGCGGCCGTAACCTCTGCCAGCGCTCCCGTTGCAGCGCATGGGGTGGTTCTTCGGGCGGACGGCACGGTGACCCCTTTTGGTATCACCCCCGGCATCGAGCCACAGTGCCCTGCGTCGTTTTTGTGCCCAGGTCCAGCGGGAATGAAGTTCGTTCAGCTCTTGATCTCGGCATTTCGGAACTTTAACGGCGGTCCTGTTCCCGATGGCGTCATCGCGCAAATCGTCGCCTCAGCTCAGGATGCAGGCGTCTTTCAATCGATCATGTGGTTCGTGGAGATGGTCGCCTGTGATATGACCAAATCCAGCTTCACGGCTCCTGGACCTGGGAACGGTTTTGTCGCTTCGATCTATGCCTACCTCGGTGAGGCGTACGGCACGCAGCTCCTGTCTCCGAACTGCCAGCAGGTTGCCGGTGCCCTTCCCTTCGCCTTTAACGCGAACACCGGCAAGGTCTTGCATATGTCCTGGGTAACCCCTCGGCACTTTGGCGATAATCAGGGACCGGGAGACTGGGTCGGGTTCCAGCTTGCGGATAGGGTCGGCAAATGGATCTCGAATAAGTTCCTGCTCGGCGACTCGATGAATACGGTTGACAATGTTATCGCCAACTGGCAGCCAGATCAGTTCAACCTGGTGCTCCAGAAGGTCGTATCTACTCCCGGATTCGACGGAGCCGACAGCACCCAGACCTGGACCAACAACGTGCTGACGACCAACTGGATGGACATGGACCCGAACAATCAGGTGATCCGGGGCGGGGAGCAGAACTCTGGCCAGTACGAGAAAACCTTCGCCACGGATGGCTTGCCCTTCAACGCAATCTCAGCGAGCCGCCCCCTTCTTCGCAAGGATCTCTACTACCAGCGTATGGGGCTACAGGACTCCTTCGCGGCGTTCGAGGATGGGATCCAGCAGTTCCGCTCCGGATTGCTCCCGGTGGCCCAGAGCATGACGCTACCATCGGGTTACATCCTCCCGGCGTTCAGTGTCAATCAGTACCATCCCGCCCTCCACGAACTGGGTAACACGGGCGATGCTCCCACGATCATGCAGCTCACCAATCTTGCCGTAATTGTCGAGGACGTGATGCCGACCGGTAAGGTTTTGGGGTTCTGATGGTCACCTCCGTACGCATTCTGGGCCTTGACTACCCGGTTCTGGTCCAGTTCAAGGATACGGACACGTACCTTGACGGGAAGTTCGGTTATTTCGACGGTGTCCGGATGCGAATCGTGCTGGCCGCGAATAACGATCCGGGCGTTCAAGGCGAAGTGCTCCTGCACGAAATCGTCCACGCTATCGACGCTGCGATGCAGACAGGGCTGGAGGAAGACCAGGTGGGACGCCTTTCACGTGGTCTGTTCGCGGTTCTCAAAGACAACCCTGGGCTACTCGCCCACATTCTAAACGAGGTAAACCATGCCTGATCCCTCCCCAGGCGCGTCACCCGCGCCACCGGCCGCTCCTGGAGGCACGAGCGGCGAAGGAACCGCCCCTGGCGCTGTCCAGGGCGCGGTCGCGACACGTCTTGATTCCAGCACCGGCGCACTCTCCGACGGCTCCGGCGGTCCGGACTGGCCAAAACCGGTAGACGACCACGGAGCCGAAGCGAACCGGCGCAAATTACTCGGGCGCTGGGCTCCGGGAGCGCTGGCTGCCGAGGACGCTGCAAAAGGCGTGCCGCCGCCAGCCGCGCCGGCTCCTGCTCCTGCGGCTGCCGCGCCGCTGGTCGCAGATCCGGCGGCGCCTGCACCCGCGCCGGTGGGGTCCGTTCCCGCCCCGGAACACCAGGTAGACCCGACGATTCTGGCCGCTGCCCAGCAGTTCGCGCCGCTGATCCAGCAGCTCCAGGCGCAGGGGTACACGTCCGCTGACGCGGTTCAGGCGGCCTACGCCGAGCAAAGTGCGCTGGCCCAGCACCAGAGCGCCGTCGGTCAACGATTCCAACAATACAAAGCCGAAGTGGATGCCGGAAAGATGGAGCCAGGCGTGGCCGAGCGGCTCTTTAACATGGAAGCCCAGGCGATGGATCGCGAGTTTCAGGCCAATCGGTTGATCCGCCAGACGATGGTGCAGACGCAGTCCGCCACCATTGCCTCGATCCGCCAGGCGTACCCGTCCGTGCCCGCCGACACCGTCCAGGCGCTGGTGACCGCCAATCCGATGACGGCCCAGCAGATCGCCGGGCAGATCCACGCGGCGATCCAGGCGGAAGTGTCGCGCCAGGTCACGGTCCAGGCAGGACAGGCCCAGCGCCAGCAGCAGCTCGCGCCGGCCAGGGCCGCAGCCACTCCTGGCGGCGCACCCGCGGCCGCACCGGCCGGTGCCCAGGCGCAGCAGGGTTCCAACTGGAACGGTTGGCTAAACCATATGCGCGGTCTCGGGATGAAACTACCAGGCCGCACGTGATTCCATTCGCCGTCCTGGGCGACAGGAACGTGATTTATTTCACCTCTTTTCGGGACGTTTGCCGACTCCCATTGCCCCCTGTCCACCGACAGTGGGCCGCGCCCCCTGACGGTCGGACGTGGAGCCATCCATGTCCTTCGATTCTAATGCTCTCACACTCGCTGACTACGCGATGCAGAGCAATGATCCGGGGGTGCGGGAGCTGATCAAGGCGATCCTGCTGCCCACCTCGATCTTAAACGACATCCCGCTCATCACCAATCCGGCGCTTAAAGCCGAAGCTCTCCGGTTATTGCCCACCGGCCTGCCCGGCAGCTTTTCCGGCTGGGGACGCGTTAACAAAGACCCAACCGTCTACAAAGCGTCTTTTGAGGACTTCCAGGAGCCGATCTACCTGGTGCGCAACCTGATCCAGGTGGACGTGGCGCTCCTCGAATCCCCCAACTGGATCGGTGACCCGTTTGAGATGCAGCTTAGTGCCTGGCGTGACCACCTGAACTACGAGCTAAACACCACCTTTATCAACAACGACCCGATCGCCGGGAACGGGGATGCGTGGGTGGGGCTCAAGTCTCGTTTCACCCTTCCGCACTACAAGGTGCCCGCCCGAAACCTAATCGACGCGGGCGGTCTGAACATGAAGACATCCATGGCGGACGCCGACGCGGAAACTTTGATGGAGATCCTCGGGACCATGTTCGCCTTCGTCGGGTCGCCGGACGGTACCGACTGCGTGATCTACACCAACTACCTGATGAAAGAGCGCATGGCCCGTGCGTTTCGCCAGACCAAGCAGTGGCGCTACGACCAGGACGCGTTCGGGCGCATGGTCGAGAAGTTCCGGATGGCCACGGTTCGCGACCTCGGCTGGCAGCAGGACTCGGTCACCCCGGTCGTGTCGCTTTACGAGACCTCCGCCGGTGTCACCTCGGGCACTTCGACTGCTTACACCTCACTCTATGTGGTCCGCTACGGCAACACCACGTTTAGGGGCTGGCAGCGCAAGGAACTGAAATTGGAATACCTGGGCCGGTCGACGGAAACCGGTGTGAAGGAAAACGCACTGATTGACTGGGGCGTCGGCATCTTGCAACCGCACCCCTTTGCCATTGCCCGCGCGTTCGACATTCAGCTGGCATAAGGAGGACTCAAATGGCGGTTGATAATCTACTCGACATCACCGGTGGTTTTGTTACCAAAACGGCCACCTTTACGTCTAACCCGGTCGCACTCTCGACCGGGCGCACGCCGCTCCGCAAACCCCTGTGGATTCGCATCCGGTATAAGTCGGCGTCCAATGCGTCTGGGTCGAATACGGTTCAGTTTTCTGCTCAGGACCAGGATGTTACCAACACCTATTACGATAAGGAGTTCTCCCCGGTGATCACTTTGACCACCACCGCCCAGTCCGGCGAGTACTTCATTCCGCTGGTCGGTTTTGGTCGTTACTCGGCCGGGAACATCCAGTTCAAATGCACGATTGCCGGTGCCGGCTCAACGCCCACCGTTACCTTCGCGGCCGAAATCGTGAACGCGACCGGCTAAACCAGACCGCTTGCAAACGCCCTGGGCCCTCGCCCAGGGCGGGAAACCTATTATGGCCAAAGAGAATTTCGGGTTCTATTCAGCCCTCCCAGCAGTGATTGCGGCGTCTGGTTCTCTATCTGCCGCCATTGTGATGGAACGCCAGGGGATTGCCAGAATCATCGTCCCTACAGGCTGGACGGCTGCCAACCTCACCTTCCAGGTGTCTGAGGATGGGGTCACCTTCTACGAGCTGTACAACGACACAGGAACAGCCATCTCGGTCACTGTCCCTGTGACAACGGGTTGCGCCTTAAACCTCCAGCATACGACCTGGGGGATGGGATTCAACTACATCAAGATCAGATCCGGGACTGCTGGCTCTCCGGTGAACCAATCCAGCCAGGCAAACCTGACCGTTATCCGCAGACCACTCTAAGCGTTCCTGTCGCCGTCTCCTCGCTCGGAGACGCGAGCGGCGAATGAAACACCATGCTGACCCACCCCCTCATCACAGCAGATCCGACATTTGGGTCTATCCTCGCCTCCTGCCAGTTGTCTCTTGAGGAGACACCCGGCACCGATGAGGCGGTGGCATCCTTCGAGTGGCACCCGCACATCGTCCAGGCGGCAAACGATGTGGCGGGCGAGTCGGATTGCCATTTTGCGACCGATTACCTGGACCTTATCGCCGGCCAGGAAGACTACTGCCCGCCGCGTGTGTACCGGATCAAGGAGCAAAAAGTCCTGGATTCGGGCAGCAACTGGCAGCCGCTTATCATCAACACCCGGAAGCGGGCCCAGCGCCTCTTCGGGTCAAACTACGAAAACGATACGGCCGACCCGCCGCGCTATATCCTGATCGGCGGGGCCTCGGACGATTCCGGGGCGTTTCGGCTCTACCCGACGCCAGAAGTCTCTCGTTCCGCCGCCGTGTCCGTGTCGGGCTTTGCGCGGCCAGGGCGAATCTGGGCATGGGACTCGACCGGTGCGCCCGTGGCGTTTTCGGCAACCACCCCGTTTCCCTTGCCCGAGTGGGCGCTTCAGGCCACCATTACGAAAGCCTGTTACTACCGCTGCCGGCAAAAGGCCCGTAAAGACGCCTCCTACAAGATGATGATGCCGGTTTTTGAAAAAGACTACCTCTGGCAGATCGCCGAATGCCGAGCACGCGCCGCCGATTGGTACCGTGAGACCGCCGGCCGGAGACACCTGAAGGCATGAGCTGGACCCGTCAGCAACTGGAAAACGAGACGCTGCAGCTGCTGCGTTTGGCGTCAAACTCCGTCCGGGTGCAGCTCCCGACCGGCTCCGGCGGTTCGCCCACCATCACGAACTCTAACCAGCTCGGGCTCTGGTTTGACGAGGGCGTGAAAGAGCTCGCGATGCGCTGCTGGCCGGTGCTCGGGAAAGCGACCTGGACCTGGACCGCGAACCGACAGCAGCAGCTCTATAACACGGGCTCCGGGTTTCTCGACGGGGTGGGATCCACCGACGGATCCGAGCTGTGGAGCCCGGAAGTGGTTACCTGGGCCGGGTCGCCGCTCGAGCAATACGACCGGGAGCGCCTGGTTTTGGCAGGACTGAATCCGGTCACCGACACCGCCTCTATCCCGACCGGTTGGTACAAGCAGGGGCTGGGGTTCGGGTTTTATCCGGTGCCGACCACGTCCGATGCGGTGGTGGCGTACGGCCTCATGATCCCGCCCCGGCTCACCTCGACGGGCCAGAGTCTCACCTGGATCACGGACCGGGAAGCCTATTTTTTGGCGCTCTACGACGCCTGGAAAGTGGCCGCCGCCGCGATGGACGATCCGCTGCTCACGGCGCGCGCCCCGGTGTGGGGCACCGAGTGGCGCGCCCAGGTCAACAATTTCTGGATGAATCTGCCGGCTACGCTTCGTGCACGCCACTACCCGACCGAGCCCTACCCGGCTCCTCCCGAATAGAAACACAGCATGGCACTCACTACAGCGGAAGAAACCGTCCTGGCTCCGTTTGCGGATTCGCTAAACACGATAGCCACCCAGCAAAACATCGCACCTGCCACATTTGGCAGCGTACTGGGCACCGCCATGGCGTATGCGGTGGTGCTTCAGGCCATCTCCTTGACCAGTATCTCAATCCAGAACCAGCTGGCAGACACTACCGACCCAAACGCCATCGCAACTCTTACGGCTAACCGGCAAAGGTTAGACACGATGGCGGAAGCTATCTCCCGTCGGCTGGCAACAATCGGCGCAACAGCTGCGAACCACGTCTGGAGTTAACAGATGCCTATTGGAACCGGCGGGCCAATCCGCACCTTTAACGACATTGAACTGGGCGACGGCTCAGATGGGGCGCTCTCTGTTTCGACCACCGTCACCCTGTCTGCGGATGGGTTCTACTCCTCAATCACGGTAACCAGTTCTGGAGTCCTAAAAACTGCGGGCTACCGTCTGTTTTGCACAGGGACGTGTCAGATCCAGGCAGGAGGCATCATCCAGAACAATGGAAACAATGGGACGAATGGTGGCGCAACCACTGGCGGTACTGCTGGAGGAACCGTATCCGCGAACTCACTTGGTGGGGCAACCGCCGGTACAAACGGGGCGAACTCCAGCACCACGACATCTGCCCAGGCAACAGCCCCAACCGCCGCAGTGGGGGATGGTGGCTCAGGTGGGGCGGGTGG